GCTTTTATATCAGTAAGCAAAGAAAGGGCGAAATAGTGTTAAACATATTCGCTGCTGATTTTAAAGCCTATTTAGATCAGGTGAACCAGGTTAACGGCTGGGTGAAATTCAGAATATATGAAAGGGAAAAGCCGGCTTCGAACGGGTTAACACATAATATGGAACTGATCCAATACAAGGAAGAAATAAAAGAAACTATTTAAACAATAATTGTTTATTCAGATTATTTCAGTTTATGGAACTAAAGCAAGATGAACCAATAAAGAAAAAGAACGGAGGCGCAAGACCAGGAGCGGGAAGAAAGCGCAAGATGGAAGAACACGAACTGATTGAGCGACTTTATCCCATGGCTGATACTGCTTTCCGTGTTTTAAATGAAAAGATCGCACAAGGTGACATGAAAGCAATACAGATATTTTGCAGTTATTTTATCGGCTTACCAACCCAAAAAATAGAAAACAAGATCGAGGGACAATTGAACCAGGTTAGTATCGAGGTAGTCAAGCCGCAAATAGTGAAAGAAGAAGTAATGTGTAACTAATTGAATATGAATAGATTAACGCCCTATTTATCATAATATACCTTATAAGCGAATAGTATGACAAGGTGGCAAAGGTGGTGTAATTGGTTGATAATGAGCAAGATACGATGAGGAGGTACATAAGAAAACGAAACCGGACCGAGGCGGGGTAAATCTCCAAGAATGATAACCCCAAATTGACCATCTAACTTTTGATATATACGATGACACCCTTTTATACCCTACTTTTCAAACTGATAAACTAATACTAAAATTTAATTTTTCCGTAAAATGGATGCAACACTTAAAACTAACAAGATATTTGAGATACTCACGGAGTCTGATAAGAGGATAACGGTAATGCAAGGAGGTTCTCGTAGTGGTAAGACTTATAATATCTTAATTTGGTTCATTGTTAAATTGTTACAAGAGAATGGTAAGACCTTAACGATTGTGAGGCAATCGCTTCCGAGCATTAAGGGTACTGTTCTTCGTGACTTTATAGATATACTTTCCCGTCTTGGTATTTATAGTGAGGATAATCACAACAAGACGGATCAGATTTATTCTTTGAATGGCAATATAGTGGAGTTTGTATCGGCAGATCAACCTCAAAAGATTCGTGGTAGAGCGAGGCAGTATTTATTCTGCAATGAGGCGAACGAATTGACTTATGAGGCTTGGATGCAGTTGATAATGAGAACTGAGGGTAAGATAGTGATTGACTATAACCCTTCTGACTTATCATCTTGGATTTACGATTCAGTTATTCCAAGGGATGATGCGGATTTTCATATTACGACTTTCCGTGATAACCCATTCTTACCAGCAGAGCTTATAACAGAGCTTGAGAGGTTAAAGGATGCTGACCCTAACTATTGGACTATCTATGGATTGGGTGAGAGGGGACTGAGTCAAGACTTGATATACTCGCATTGGAAAACAACGGAGCAGATGCCTGAGGATGGAGAAGTGGTTTACGGATTGGACTTTGGGTTTAACGTACCAACTGCCTTGGTGAAGGTTGTGTTCCACGAAGATGCTGCATATTGTCAAGAGTTGATATATGAGCCGAAGATGACAACTGATGATGTGGTGGAGAGACTAAAGACTTTAGGGATTGAGAAGTGGGATGATTTGTATTGTGATGCTGCCGAGCCGAAAACGATTGAGAGTATAGTGAGGGGAGGGTTCAATGCCAAACCGGCTAACAAGGATGTGACGGAGGGAATAAAGACGGTAAAAGCGACACCATTGTTTATTCACCAAGATAGTGTAAATTTGTTAAAGGAAATAAAAAACTATCGTTGGAAGACTGACCGCAATGGAAACAAACTTGATGCTCCCGTGAAGTTTAATGACCATATTCTTGATGCACTTAGATACGGCATATTTAGTAAATTAACTATCCCAAGTGTTACTTGGGGTGCAATATAAATATAGATGGGTTTATTAGACATATTCAAAAAGAAAGCGTTAAATCCTAACCAGAACGTAACAACAAATATTAGGGGCATCAACGGAGCGTTGTTACAAGAGTATGAGAATGGTAAGTATGTTTACGAGGGATATTTAGGTAATGCAGATGTGTATAGCATCGTGTCATTCCTTGCACGTAAAGCGGCATCAATACCTTGGTACGTTTACAAAACAAATAATACAGAGAAGGGTAGGACATCATTACTTCGCTACAAGCAATTAACAAAAGGCTTAGGCAATCAAGGTGCGTTCGAGAGAGCAGTGATAGAGAGGAAGAACGCATATAGTGAGAACATTGTGATGAACTCTGAATTAGCGAGACTATTAGAAAGACCGAATGAATACCAAGCACAAGACCAATTCCTCGAGAACTTATTTGGTTATAGATTTTTATCAGGAGAAGGTAATATTTACGGCAATGATGGAAAGGTGGGCGGTAAGTTCGTTGAGCTTAACGTGCTTCCAACACATTTCTTGGACATCTACCCCGATCCTAACGACCTCTACGGACTCGTTGGGTATAGACTTATGGTGGACAGAGGAATAGACATTCCGAAGGATCAAGTATGTGCTTGGAAAACTTGGAACCCAGACTTTGATGCAACTACAAGAACGCACTTGCGTGGGTTGTCGCCATTACGAGCTGCATACAAAACACTTCGTATGAGCAATAATGCTGCTGATGCGAGTGCGATGATGGCGGCCAATGGTGGAGCGAAGGGTGCAATCACTCCTAAGCCATTAGGAACGATAGTGCCAAACTTCACAATAGAACAAGCAAATATAATTAAAAGAGCAGTGAATGAGGACATCAACACTGTGGACAATAAAGGCAAGGTTGCAGTGCTACAAACACCTTGGGACTATTTAAACTTTGGGTTGTCAAGTGTGGATATGGAGCTTGTTAAGACAATGCAGATGAGCCTCCATCAGTGGTGTAGGGTGTTTGGAATGCCAGCAGTATTATTTGATGTAGATACATCATCTTATAACAACTACCAAAACGCAATGCGTGACCTAATCACCAACACAATTATGCCGATGTGCTGCTCATTGAGAGATGAGTTGAACAAATGGCTTGTACCGAGATTTGGAGAGGATGTGTTCATTGACTTTGACATTACTGCTCTTCCTGAGATGCAGCAAGATATGGAGAGGATGGTTCGTTCTCTTCGTGATGCGAACTGGCTAACGATGGATGAGAAGCGAGTAGCGATGAACTATTCTAAGAAAGAGGGTGCGTGGGATATGAGTTATATCAATCAAGGACTTGTACCAATTACACAAGTAATGATGGACTTAAGCATAGCTGATGATAATAGCAACGACAACAGACAAAGAGATATGGGCGATCGTGATGGAGAGATTTCCGAAGATCCCTACGGAAATGACGTGCCTAACGGAGAGGACGATGAGGATGCAAGTGAGGATGTCGTATAAAATAAAACTGACTAATGAACGCAACGCAGCGAGGGACATATTGGCTGAAGGTGGAGAGGCTGCGAAGGAGTCTTGATAAGAAATATAGTTCTTTGTTTTTGGGAGTATTAAAGGGTGAGTTAGAAAACTTTGCGAGAAGTGTTAGAAGAGATGGTGCGAGTGCTGCGGTGAGTGGACTTGGTGCAGTTGCGTGGGATGATAAGCTAATGCCTATAATGAGGCAGATGTACCGAGAGGTGGCAACAACATTTGGCAACGCAACATTTAGAGCAGTGAGTGTGGATAGCAAGAAGGCTGCAAATCCATTTGGATTGAATGATGAGTTTTTGAACGAGATAACATCATTTCTAATTCAATGGGGATTTTTACTTGCATCACTAATGACTAAGACAACCAAAGATAGGTTGATAGTAATAGTCAACGATGCGATGGCACAAGGATTGAGCAATGAGGAGATAGCAAAACTGATACTTAGCGACCCTCAGATACAATATGCGAAGTATAGAAGCGTGATGATAGCAAGAACGGAGGTGATGAGGTCGAGCAACTATGCAGCATTAAAAGGTGCAGAGAAGTTGCCATTCCAAGTTGACAAGATTTGGATAAGCACAAGAGATGCGAGAACAAGGCGCATACCTAAAGACTTCTTTGACCATTGGAATATGGATGGGCAGATTGTAGCATACAACGAGCCATTCATAAGTGCCGATAAAGTTGGGAGACCTATTGTGGTGGATGCACCTGGCGACCCAACGGCACCAAAAGGATTTACAATTAATTGCAGATGCGCAGTAGGATTCATTCCGAAGCGTGATGCAAACGGACAACTAATAATAAAATGATATGCCAGTATATTATTGCGAAAGTAACGGAAAATATAAAATAGGTGAAAATGGTGAATGTATTTACACTTCAAGGGACAATGCCGAATCGGCTTATAGGGCTTATTTGGCAGAGGAGGGACAGAAGGAAGAGACAATTAAAAACGATAATACAACGAATAAAAATATGATTTACAATTACAAATCTTTTGGGTTAGAAGTAAAAGATGTTGATGCGAAAAGTGGGGTAGTAAGTGGTTACTTCTCTGCCTTTGGTATGGTGGATAGTGATGGAGACATTATGATGCCAGGTGCATTTAAGCGTTCTATCCAAGATTGGGGTGTTGAAGGTAAGCAAAGGATTAAGCACTTACTAAACCACGACCCATCTAAACCTTTAGGTAAGTTGTTGAGTCTAAAAGAAGATAGCTACGGACTCTATTACGAGTCCAAGGTTGGCACACACCAACTTGGTAAGGACTTTATTAAGATGGTGGAGTCTGGACTCATTGGTGAGCATTCTATTGGCTTTAGGACACTAAGAGAGCAAAAGAGTGGTGAGGCTAATGAGATACACGAGGTGATGCTATTTGAAGGCTCAAGTTTAACCGCTTGGGGAGCAAATGAGAATACACCATTATTAGGATTAAAAAATATGGGTAACGTAGAACAGGTTAAGGATCAAATTAAAGCATTCGAGAAGTTTATCCGTGATAGCGATGTCACTGATGAGACAATCGACCTATGCTTAATAAAAGTAAAACAACTCGCACAAGCAATAGAGATGATGAGTAGCACTGCTCCAGTCATTGCGACAGAGCCGCAGCAAAAAGAAGCTGAATTGCCAGTGGGTTCATTTATATCAATAATTAATAAAATCTAAAAAATGAGCGATTTAAAAGCATTCGAATCTGCCCTCGAATCAAAATTGGCAGAACAAAAAGCTGAGGTTGCAAGTGTAACCGAGAAGGCTGCAAAGGCATTTGACTCTAAGGTAGAGCAAATCAACGAGCAAATGGAGAAGTCTAACAAGACTCTTGCTGAAGCAATCAACGAAGTAAAAGAAGCTAAGGCTGCTTTCGGTAAGTTGAGCGCAAACGCTGAGAAGAAGGTTGCAAAATCTTATTCTGAGCATATCCACAACATCAAGGCTGAGATTGGTAATGCAATCGAGAAAGGTTACAACGATATTAAAGCTGCGGTTCGTAACAATGGTAAGGGTTTCGCTGCTGACATCGATTTGAAAGCAGTTGGCACAATGTTGTTGTCAAGCAACTTGACTGGTGATGCATACGTTTCTTACGTTGATAACCCAGCTCTTCGTAGCTTCGTTAACCCACACCTTAGAAGTGTGTTCAACATCATCCCAGTATCAACTGGTTCTGTATCTTTCCCAAGAGGTAACACTCCAGTAGGTGAAGGTTCT